CCGTTACTCAATTGCTCTGCATCAGTTGTTACACGGCTCACCAAATCACCAGAACTCTTCTTATCAAGATAAGAAATTGGCATTTGATTCAATTTTGCCATAACCCTTTGACGTAGGTCATAAATCTTACTCGTTTCTTCTTGTCGTAAATCACAAACATTGGAAATGTCAAAAAAGCTAAAATTACTAAATAAATACTAATCATTCTCATTTTCCTCTCTATACCAATAAACTAAATCCGCCTGCCTATAAACCCATGCAAAGAGCTCTTAAAAGGCATTGTTCGCGATATGTTTTCCGTCTGATTTTTTCGATTCGCTTTTCTTCTTCAGACATCTCAACAGATTTCTTAGTTTTTCCAACATCGTTAACATCAACAGGAAATCTGCTAATTATTTCGCCTTCTTTTTGCATTTTCGAAAGTTTCCAATCTTTGATATTGAAGAACTCACAAGCTTCTTTTCGTGTACCTTTGAACGACTGCTTAGTTAACACGTTCATATATTCTTTGACGATGGGCTTTTGCTTGATTTTAATTTCACCAACGCGTTTAGCCAAAACACGTTTTTGATAAATTCGTGCTTTAATCGTTACTGGTTTCAAACCTAGATGCTCAGCATATTCATCTTGTGTTCCTTCGAACGTCTCATTTGTTCGTGTGTCTAGAAATCTATATATTCCTTTAGTTCTCGCCATTCATTAGCTCCTTCATGCGTTTAACCGTCACATCGTCTGGCAAAGTCGCAAGACACAGCAAACGATTAGCTTCGCTTGCTGAAACACGTAACATTTTTCCGATTTCAATATAGTTCTTTAAATGTTTCTTATGTGTCCAGTCGATGAACTCATCTAAAACTTCTAGCGGAGTTTTAACGCGGCGCTCAATAAGCGTAACAGCGTACTTTGCACGACGTTTATTTACTGTTTTTCCCATATTTACACCTCAACTAAAACTCTCTTTGTTCGCTTCTGTATTGATGGATAGCGTAAGCGTTTGATTGTCTTTTCTTTGACTCCTAATTCGTCAGCAATTTCTTTAGTCGTTCCGATTGTGATGAATTCGTCGTCATTGTATAGTGCGTACTCTTTCATTCAATTTCCTCGATTTCAATCTCAATTCGTGGATTTGGACTATACAGCTTTTTTGCTCTTAAATCACACACAATATTGTCATCAGACCAAACGATTTCAGATTTTGAAATGCTATCAAACAATGATTTGATTAAGTTATCCACGTCGGCCTTTTTAATGTGCCACAGACGCTCTGAAATGTATTTTAAATATAATTGTTTAGCTTTATCTTTCGCACGCTCTGACGGCTTTTTAGACACGTTCTGCGGTGCTTTCATGTAAAATGTTACTTCTACACGAACAGCACCGTCAAAATAGCGTCCGTCATAATTCTCTTTGATGTAGTCTGTGACCTGCTTTCGCCACCTCATCATCTTAGGGTCTTCATACACCGAAGCATGTCGTCCTCTGATTGTGGCTCGTGGCCTTGCTTGCGGCTTTGGTTCAAACGGTATTAAAAACATCTATTCTCTTTTTTCAAAAAACAAAAGCGGGCACATTTAAAAGTGTGAGTATAAGGCTTGCGCCCGCTGAAATTCTTTGCATGTCGTCCTGTTAACCGACACGTTCTTTCTAGTTCGCTTTTTTCGTGGTTCACGACACGTATTTATTGATTATGTTTAAAACTTGGTTTTCTGAAATGAAATTCCTATTTCCTACACGAACTACTTCGAATTCTTTTAACGCTTTGACTTCGTGAGTAAGTAGTTCTTTAAGGTTTCTGGTTGGGAAGTCTGAATAACCTAATAAATAAGCTATATTTACCCCGAAAAAGTCAGCTAATTCTTGAGCTTTATCTGCTTTTATTTCATGTTTGCCACTTTCCCAGTTGGAAACAGTTAATTTTGTAACATTTATTTTTTCAGCTAATTCTTGTTGAGTTAGCTTTTTTTCTTTTCTTAATTCTTTTAGTCTGTTCATATCAATAAACCTCAACTCGTTTTGTGAGTTTCTTCTCTCTGCAATATTCGCAATGTCCGCACGGTTTTGCTTGCGCTCTGCCGTGCTTGACATCGTCCAAGCGCTTAATGATTTTAGCCAACTCGTTCAATTCATCTTGAATTGCGTCAATGTTTTGAATACGAATAGCTCGTGTGTCGCTTGGACTTTCTTTCGTAACTGCATAGATGATTGGCTCAAATGGTTTGTTGTATTTTGCTTCAAGCATTGTCTTGTAGACCGCCATTTGCAAAATATAACCATACGCTTCAAACCAGCGAACCTTATAATTGTTGCCGTCTTTATCTTTGACCCAGACCTCATCATCGATTGGGCCTTTTGTGGTTTTAATGTCGACAAAGTAGCCGTGTTCAACGTTTAAACAATCAATCTTACCTTTGAATTCAATGCCTGCAATATCACCTGTTACAGCAGCTTCTTTCTCGCCTTGATAAAGCGCCATGAAGTTCTTGTCCGTCGCAAGTGCTTGAATCATATTTTCTGCGGTTTCAAATGGTGCGTACAAGTTGCCATTCTTTTTAAAGATTGATTCTTTATTTTCATCAATGAACGCTTCGTGAGCTTCTTTGCTTTCAAATGCACTGTGAACGTAATTGCCTACAAGTAAAGCCGTCTTATCTCGCTTATCTTTCCATTCGTCATTAAGTTCTGCTAGCGCTCTAGCTTCGCATTCTTTAAATCGTTTAACTTGCGAGACAGACCAGTAAGCTTTTGCTGATTCAAGGCTGTAATAGTCTTTGCCAAGTAAATCTTTAGTCATCTGTCAAATCTCCGAGTTGGTCGAATAAGGCTGTTTGCTCTTCTTGAATTTCGCCTGTTTCTGGGTCAGCAGTTGGTACTTCTTCTTGTGGCGCTTCGCCAATCAAATCTGACAAGCTTTCTTCTTGTGGTGTTACGTCAATTGGTGCTGCTTTCTCGTCTTCGGTTTCGTTATCGGCTGTGATTGCTTCTTGCAACTCGGTGCTAAGTGGTGCATATTTGCTGATAATCTGTTTTAATAAAGTTTTTTGAGCCATTGCATCAAAATCAGTCTGCCAAGGACTGTTTCCAAAACTCTTTGAGAAACGTTTGCCGTGGTTATAAGCACGTTCTTTCGTCCAATAAATCAACTTCTTAAAACCATTTAACAGTTCGAGCGTCGCAAAATAACCAGCTACTTCATCTTCTGGTTGGCTAAAATCGACTTCTAGCGTTTCAAATAGCGGGTCATATGATTTGAATTGCGCTTTGTAGATTACACCGCTATTAATATTCTTAACCTGACCGCTTCGAATCGCCAGCTGGATAAGTCCTTTGTAACCAAGCTGAAATTGTGCTTGTCGTTTGTAAGGCACAATGTAGGCAAAACCTAAACTTGGTTCAATTGGTAAATTTAAAGTCGCTGCTTTCATTGCTGCAGTTAAAATTGAGTTATTATCAGCATTACTTAAAAGCTTGTTGTTATTTACGATTGATAGCAGACTAGCAATGAACTGGTCGCTTTTCCCGCTAACTACTTCGCTAAGTTTGTTTTTAACCGCCGGACTGTTAAAGAAGTCTTTGTGTGATACTTGCATTTGATTTGCCATTATTTTCGTTTTCCTTTCGTTTTCTTCAAATTCCATATTTCACGCTTCAAGCGTTTGTTTTCTTGTTTTAAGCTCATTATCTTGTCTTGATATTGATTGATAATTTCACCGTACTCAATCGCAAGATTTAGATAGTCGCTTGTCCTGTCGTAATATGCTTGCTTGTAATCTTCATTCAAAATTATCATTCAAACTGTCCGTTTCTAATCGCATCTTCAATATCCGACAAGATATAACCTTGATAAATAGCAATTGCTATTTCGTTACGCATAGTTGCATTAATAGCATTTTCGTACTGCTTTTCAACTTGTGCCAAAATACGGTCAAATAAATCAATCTGGCTATGAACATATCTGTCTTGCGAACGTCTAATTTTAGTTGATAGATACTCTAAATTTTCATCTTTCATAGTTCCACCTCTTCAACTTCTGAAACGAAAATCTTTGACATTGTGGTGCGAACTTTTGTCGATACTTCGTCAATGAAAGCATAAACAGCCATATATTGATTTGGCGCTTCAACTTCCATTCCAATATCGACACCGTCATATTTTCCAGATACATAATATTTCTTCATTTCTTCACCTCAAAATACAATCATTTTCATTTGAGACATCTTGCTGTCTCGTGCTAGCTTGTTGATTAGTTCTTCTTCGCTAAGCTCTAACAACATAGCTCTTACTTCGTTTGAATACTTGTAATAGCTCTGCTCGAACTGTCGGATAAGTAGCTCATTCATGCTTTCTCCTTTAAATCGTTCGCGTCAAGGATTACAATTGTTTCGGTGTTCCAAGCTTCGTCAAATTTTCCTTCTGCAATTCGCCTCATCACAAGTGCAACGTCTGACGCACCTCGTGCATATTCTGAACCCATTCCGTTAGCCTCATATGTTCCCATAACAATTTCATCGGCTAATTGAATTAGAAGTCTTTTCATTTCTTCTAGTTCCATAAATTCTTCCTTTCATCTGTTCTGTTTTTAAATTGATAAACATGTTCTTGACCTACACCTTTAAAAATTCGTGAGAAGATACGTTTTCCATATCGTCTTTGAATTTCTGGCGGTGTTAAATTAGTCGTGATAATCGTATTCGTTCGCTTGTTCAAAATACTGTAGATTAAGTTTGAAGACCATTCCGACGTCTTTTCAGTTCCGAGGTCGTCCAGAACCAAATACTCGATTTTGTCGTTCTTGTCTTTCCCAGATAGCAAATTCGTGTAATATGCTTCGAGCGAAAAATCTTCTTTCACTTTCGCTACTAAATCAACCACGTTGATAACTGTAGCTAGTTTCTTGTTATAATCACTGATTGCTTTAATAGCGCTGTAAGCTAAATGACTTTTACCAACGCCACAATCGCCAATTAAAACGATGTTATTTTGAGCGCCTCTGATATACTCACGCGCTTCTTTCTTGATAAAATCTAGATCAGCTTGCCTTTCTGGCGTGTCAGCTTTAAAATTGTCGAACGTTGCAAGTTTTAATTCGCTATCCATCATGCTAAAATCTTCGAGATAGTAGATGCGTTTCTTCTCTTCGTTTCTCTTAAAACTTGCTTGTGCTTTCTGCTCTTCGAAGCTGAGACGTTCCTCTTTGTTGCATTGCGGACAAATCACTGCACCAGTTTTTGCAATTCTAACCATTTGGCATTGATGTTTGTCGCACCATTCGCTAGATTGTTCCATCTTTGCTTCTGGGAACGGCATTAGCGTGCTTCGTGTGTTTGTAAATTCACTCATAGGCTAATACCCTGACCCTTGAATACCAAAGCCGACTGAATCGTTATTTGAGTACTGTTTAAAGCTACTTTTGGAAAGTTCATGCTGTTTCCTGTCTTCTTCAACTTTTTCAATAGTATCAATTCCGTTTTTGATATAGCGTCTCAAAATCGTATTGATATATTTAAAGTTGATTTTATTTTCTAGCACAGCTTCTTTCAGCGCTTCGTTAATAATTTCTGGTGATAATCCGTCATCAATCCATTTATTAATGTCCTCAATTTCAAACGGTGTTACCATTCTTCCGAGGCATTGCTGTAGATTGTCAAATAAT